AGCTGATAAAAGGCGGGGAGGAATAGAATGAATTACTGGGCATGCTTTTGGATATTAGCCCCCGTTGCCGCTTGCATGACATTAATTTTTGCAAGCAACTGGGTGGAAAAAACAGGGGAAGCCCTGTTGGATTGGTGGAGGCGTCACCATGAGTGAGGCACTCGAGAAAGTGCTGCAAGCACTGATTTGGGCGGCGGTGGGGACGGTTGTTCTGCCGTCAGTGTCGGTGATGTTTTTGAGTTTTGCCGAAACGTACCTTAAGGTTGAATTCAAAAATGACCTCCCTCGGACTGTGGCAAAGGTGGCGTTTGTAGCCGTTATTGGGTTGGGAGCGGTTATAATTGCTGTCTGGATAATCTGGCTAATTTGTAAAAGCCTGAAAGGAGTTTGATATGGGCAGATTTGTGGACTTGGGCAAAATCAAAGAGCGGGCAGAATTGATTGCAACGCTTGCATACGGGCTTAACGGCGATATATACACGCATTGTGAGGCACTGAAAGACTATCCGTATTACAGCCTGCCGACAGGCACACCGAGAAAGACGCAGATACAAGCGGACATCATGCGCTTGCGGCGGGAGCTGCTGGTGCTGTCGAAAATGTTGGATGAGTGAATGGAGGAACAACAATGAGACTGATTGATGCCGATGAGATGGCGAGCGTGGAACGTGTAGCGTTTATATTCGCACAAGCGATTACTACTGATGCGGCAGCCCGTGACATTAACAGCATCGCACACGAAAAAATCCAGTGGCTGATTGCTGACACTCCGACTGTCAAAGACGCTGTGCAGGTTGTGCGGTGCAAAGACTGTGTACATTTTGAAGATGCCAAGGTTAATGCAAAGGGCTTCTTGATTTGCCCGAACACGGGCATGGACATATGGGATGAGTGCTATTGCGCTCACGGCGAAAGGACAGACAACGACTCGCAAGAAAAGGGTGGGAAGAAAACATGAACAACTTCGCAAAGAACGAAACGCTCCGTTGGCTTGGGAAAATGCACGAAAAATTCGGACAGGATATTGCGGTAGAACGCAAAAACGGCGCACGTCTGAGGTTTGGCGATATAATCGATGACATAATAGAAACCGTAAAGGATATACCCGCAGCGGAAGATTGTCACGAATGCAAGGACTGCAAATACCTCGAAACAGAAAAAGACTATGACGGAAGACGCAGAAGTATTTGCACGAAGCTTGACATAATTATTTTTGACGAGAACGAAGAACAGTGCCTTTACGGCGAAAAGAGAATCGTCAACAACGAAGTGGCAGAGCAATGCCCTGAATGCAACAATGAGGTGTGGCTAAAGTGGGACGTTGCGCATGACGGATACACGGTATACTGTCCGTATTGCGGATACCGCATGAAGCTGTGCAGCATGTGCGATGTAAGGGATGGCGGCAAGTGCGACTGGAACAGCAAGACGGGGGAATGCAAGAATGACAAAAGATGAAATTCTGAAATGGCTCAAGAGGATGAACCTTGCTTTCGGGGGTGAGACGGCGTACACCTTAGAGAGCGGACACACGGTGTACTACACAAGCATCATTGCCGACATCTTTGCGGCGGTGAGCCAAATGGAGACCCCGCCGATGACGTGCAAGGACTGTCCGTATTTTGAACCCGTATGGGGCGACAGTCTTTTAGGTCGATGCACGCAAGCAAAAGCGTGGTATGAGAACCGCTGCGTCTGGGATTACTGCTCAAACGGCAGAACAACCCAAACCGCAGAGCCGCAACCCGACGGCATACAGTTTCGTACGGTTGACGATTTGGGGCGGATATGTCTCCCGAGGAACATCAGGGACAAACTCGGGATAAAGCCCGGCGCGGAGTGTGCCGTGTATGCAACGGACGAATTAACGCACGAAGAAATAATTGCGATACGGAGGAAGAAAAATGAAGAGACACCCCAACGATGAACCCGTGCCGCTCCACACACAATTGTGGCTCGATAATCACGAGCGCATAGACGCAATGCTCAAACCGTGTCCGTTTTGCGGCAGTAAAGCCTTTTTGTGCTACACAACGGACAATAAGGCAATGCCGTATATCAAATGTGGCAACTTTAACAGCACAGGAATAAGCACGGAGTGTTATGCACAACAAGAGCCGTGGCGGTACAAGACCGCTGATGGAGCGGCAGAAGCATGGAACAGGAGGGACATTTGAAACGTTTGCAGCGCAATTTGCCTTGGATATGAACCTGGAAAGGATTGGCAATGGCTAAAGGAGAAAAAGCAATGGCAATGAACAAAAAAATAATCACCTTTGAGCAATTGAACAACGCATTTGACGATGCAATGCGCATTGCCACAAAAAGCAGAACCGAAAAGCAAAGAAAAGTTTTAAGAATTAACTTTGCGCAAGAACTAAGAAAAGCACTCGATGAAATGGACAAAGAGGAATTTAAACGCACAGGAACTTGTTGGGGCTGCAAGCACTACGACAGAGAGGAAGAAGAGTGCTTGATTATAAAGCGGTGGTTCGGAGAAGATATTCCTGGCGGACACGAGTCCATAGACTTTTGCTCAAAAATAGAAAGGAGAGAAAACGATGAAAATAACTGACCAGTATATTGATGTGCTGACGGAAGGCGAGTGGTGGGATTACATTCCCGATGATTCTTCCGACATGGAACTGCGGCTGTTGGAAAGGGCTGTAAAGGAAATGACGGGCATTGCGTCCCGACTGACGTATTGCGGCGAATGCGAGCATTTTAACCGCATAACAAACACACTCGGCACTTGCAAACGATGCGCCGAAGGCACTAAGACTGAGGATGATTTTTGCTCTAACGGCGAAGCAAAGGAGGGAGAGGAATGAAAAAAGTTGAGGATAGATACGGCGGATACAGCCGTGGAAATGCAGCTATCCTTGTCGGAAATCTGCCGGGCAGAAAAAAACTGTCGCTGCTTGTCCGTGGAGACGACCCCGAAGACAATGCCGCTTGCATACTGTACAACGCCGCATATTTTCGAAGTGATGAAGATGCGGAAAGGTTTTTGGAGGCTTTGAGAATAGTGATAGGAGACGAAATAGAATGAATGAAATTAAAGTGTTTAACAACGCAGAGTTTGGCAAAATCCGAACCCTGAACAGAGACGGCAAACCGTGGTTTGTCGGCAAAGACGTGGCAACGGCATTGGGATACAGCAACGCAAGCAAGGCACTTGCAGACCATGTAGCCGAAGAGGATAAACTCAATAACGAATCGTTATCGAGTTTGGGACAGCGAGGCGGCTGGATAATTAACGAATCAGGGCTTTACAGTCTGATTTTATCAAGCAAGTTGGACAGCGCAAAACGGTTTAAACGCTGGGTTACGGTAGAAGTGCTTCCGTCAATCCGCAAAAGCGGCGGATACATAGCGGGGCAGGACGAGATGAGCGACACGGAATTGCTTGCGAAGGCACTGTTGATTGCGCAAAGGCAAATTGAACAGCGCAATGCGCAGATTGCGGAAATGCAGCCCAAGGCACTCTTTGCGGACGCAGTAGCGGCATCCCACACGTCAATCTTGATTGGTGAGCTTGCAAAGATACTCAAGCAAAACGGAGTTGACATCGGTCAAAACCGACTTTTTGAGACGCTCCGACAGCAGGGGTACTTGATACGGCGCAACGGTACGGATTACAACAGCCCGACACAAAAGGCGATGGAACTCGGCTTGTTTGAGGTAAAAGAATCAACCGTCGGCAACCCTGACGGCTCGGTGCGTGTTACACGCACAACCAAGGTGACAGGCAAGGGACAGCAGTATTTCATAAACAAATTTTTGAAAGGGAAGTGCAGCGATGAGCATAAAGATTGAGACTTTAGCAAGGGCGAAGATGCTGGAAATTGCCTTCGAGATTGAACGCACACACGGCGCACAGGAATCCGACTGGGATATGGCACAGATATGGAGAGACTTTAACAACGGCGAACTTGAACCGCTGTATGAAGGAATAATCAGGGTTGATGCAAAGACAGCCGCTGAGACCGTCCACAATGCGCTGTACCGCCGCAAAACAAACGCACTGATACAATGTATTGCGGACGCAAAAGAAGCGGCAGAGACGCAAGCAGACGGCTTTAGATGCAAGGAAGGCTGTTGCAGTGCAAACTACAACAAATAAGCAAAGGGCGCAATTCGGGATTCTGGGTTGCGCCTAAAATATATCTTTTTGGAGCAACAAAAACGCTTGACAGAATAACGGAAAGGGGGTATAATAGTGTACATCAGGTGAGGCGGACACATAAAAACGCAGAAGGAGAATAAAAATGGAAAAAATTTACCGTGAATTTACCGCAGAGCAAATAAAGAAAACTTGCGAAGCACACGAAAAGTGGCGCGCAAGCGGCGGCAAGGAAGGCGAAAGAGCGGACTTCCACGATGCCGACTTGGGAGGGGCGAGGCTCGAAGGAGTAAATCTCGAAAGAGCGGACTTCAACGGCGCACGGCTCAAGGGCGCGTTTTTGAATTCCGCAAACCTCAGAGACGCGTCGCTGGAACGTGCGGATTTGAGGTTCGCACGGGCAATGAACGCATCATTCGACAGAGCGTCTCTGCAATACGCCAATTTTAAAGAGGCGATACTCACGGCTTCAACCTTCGAAGACGCACGGCTTGCATTTGCAAATTTCGAAGATTCAAAGCTCGGTCACGTCAATTTCACAGGGGCAGACTTAAGTGCTGCAAATTTTGCGTATGCCGACATCGGCGGTTGTCACTTCCGTGAAGCGTTCATAGGAGGGGTAAGATGGACCTCCATTGCGAATGGAGACTTTGATGATAGGCAAATAAAAGAGTTTGCCTACGAATTGTGCTGGGCGGCTCTGGCATCAGGGGATACAAGTGATTACGTAAAGAACGAGGTTCGAAAGATATTAAGACTTGCTAACTGCTCAAACTCCGCAAAGGAGTGGGGCAGAGTACAAGAATGGAAAAACAAAAAATATGTAACAGCAAAGGAGGCTGAATGATGAAAAAGATTTACATCGAGAAAATCCGTCAGGCAACCCGCTTTGGGCTGGTTGATGAAGACGGACGAAAGACCCCTTGCGGGACGCTGTGGTCAGACGCACAGCGGGATACGTTTGAGAAACTGATGAACGGCGGAAACAACCTCGCCTTCATGGCATGGAACAGCAACGGTGGGAAGAAATCCGCATTATGGGCGAAGTGGACGGACGCTCGTGGGCAGGAAAAACTTTGCAAGCTCGGGACGTTCGGGCAGAATGCGCCGATGAAAGAGTTTGTCGAAGTCGCAAACGCAACGGCACACGACAACGAGTGTTGTGCAACCTGCGCACACTACGAACTTGCCAACGTTCACCAAATAAAATGTGGCATGGGCGTATGTACGCTCATAAACAGAGACAGGTACTGCCTGTTTAAATGCGGAGATTGGAGTATGATATAATGAACGAATTAAAAGAAAAAGAAGCGCAGGCAATAAAGGTACTGCGCACGTTTGAACCCGAAGAGGGATACGTCCTCGCCTACAGCGGCGGCAAGGATAGCGACTGCATAAAAATCCTTGCGCAGCTTGCAGGGGTGAAGTTTGAGGCGGTGCATAATTTAACAACGGCTGATGCACCCGAGACTATGCGGTACATAAAGTCGCAACCCGACGTGCGTATCAATTGGGCGAGAGACAAAGACGGAAACCACATCACCATGTGGAATCTAATCGAGACGCACGGGCTTCCGACACGAGTACACCGCTTTTGCTGCAACAAGTTGAAAGAGCAAGCGAACCAAGGACGCTTGCTTTTAACGGGAGTACGCAAGGCTGAATCGGTCAACCGAAAACGGGACGGCGGGCTTGTAAAAATAATGGGCAAGCCAAAAACAACGGAAAAGCTCGCCCAAGAGATGGGCGTTGAGTACAGCAAGCCCAGAGAAGACGGACTTATACTTAATGACGATAACGACGAGTCCCGCCGCATGGTGGAGCAGTGTTACAGGACACGCAAAATCCTGGTGAACCCGATTCTCGTCTGGACGGACGAGGACGTGTGGGAATTTTTACGCCATTACGGTTGCGAGGGCAACCCGCTGTACAAATGCGGATACAGCCGTGTGGGCTGCATCCGCTGCCCGATGAAGGGCGGCAAAAAAATGAAGGAAGAACTTGAGCAGCATCCGAAATATGCGCAAATGTACTTCCGCGCAACGGACAGAATGCTTAAACGCCGCATGGACGATGGAAAGGAACTTCCGCTTGCGTGGGGTGACGGCAGACCCGAAACCGTGATGAAATGGTGGCTGGAAAATTGAGGTGGAAGGAGGTGGAAGCATGAAAATAATCAACGCAACATATTGCATCAAAACGCCGATTGACGGCGCAGAGATACTGAAACGTATTGAAATAGCAGGACGTGTCTGCTACAAGTCGGAAAACCGCATTACGGCAGAATCAGCGGAGAACTTTGTCCGTACACTGATTGAGCGTGGGCATGAATCCGTACTCGAACACGCAAGCATCACCGTGCGGTTTGTCTGCGACCGTAGCGTGTCGCATGAGATTGTACGCCACCGCATTGCAAGCTTCTCGCAGGAAAGTACCCGCTACTGCAACTACAGCAACGACAGGTTCAGAAACGAAATAACCTTCATCAAGCCCTGCTTTTTGGATGAGGGAACGGGCGGGTACAAATTGTGGAAACAGGCGATGTTTGTTGCTGAAAAAGAGTATTTTGACCTGCTAAATTGGGGCTTCACGCCGCAGGAAGCCCGCTCTGTATTGCCCAACAGCACAAAAACGGAAATTATTATGACAGCAAATCTGCGAGAATGGCGGCACTTTTTGAAGCTGCGGACGGCGAAAGCGGCGCACCCGCAAATGCGTGAGCTGACAGTGCCGTTACTGTACGAACTGCAAAAGCAGATACCTGTCGTTTTTGACGATATTCAGCCGTAAACGGGGAATATATTTTCGGAAAATGCTTGACACGTTAGTCTCCGGAGGTTATAACAGTGTCCATCAAGCGAAGGATACGCTAAAAACCGAAGGAGACTAACAAAATGATTAAAAAGACGAAGTACAGAATCGAAGGCACATGCGGAGCAAAGGTCGTAGTGAACGGCAAGGAATATGAACTCGCCGAAGACGTTTATGGTGAGCAATGGGAAGGGAGGTACCCTATCTCATTAGAAGTATGCGCACAGACAACCACAGGTGCCGAAATCTGGTGGCTGTTTGACGACGGAGAGGCTCTTGACCAGTGGGCAAAAAAAGAGGACTGGAACGCCAACATCAACGGCGTGATTGAATTCGACGAGGACTGAAAGGAGAAACAACATGAAACTTGAAACGATTAAACTTATCGACAAAATGCTCCGAGAGGCTGTAACAAAGGCACAGCACGAGGTTGAGAGCAAAAAAAAGGAAAGGGAGGAAGCACTCATGGCATCTTTCGAAATGAGAAACAAAGAGGACGCGAACAGACAATGGATTCACTCAAACGAAATGGAAAAAGAGTGGGGCAAAGCAAAAGAGTGGTATGATGAAGTGTGGAAGGCGCAGAGGGATTTTGCAAACAGCGACTGGAGGTAAAAAATGAGCAACGGAAACATGAGCACAGGGGTGAAAATCATCCTTGGATTGATACTGTTTGCTGTCGGAGCGGCACTCATACTCAGCGCAACGACAGGCACGTCATGTGTGCCTGCATGTGCGGTAAGGGTAACCTTGCAGTAACACAGACTAACACAAACAAAAGAATGCCGTAAAAATGCTTGCGGCACTCAATTTCAATTTACAGAACAAACAAGGAGCAACATAACAAATGCACTATCAAGGCGGCAAATACAGGTTCATCAAACACATAACGCCGATAATACAAGCGGAGATAGACAAACACCAAGCACGGCATTTTATATCGCCGTTCTGCGGAGCTTGCAACATCGAGAGCGCAATTGTGCATACGGATAAAACATGCAACGACAAGAATGCGTATATTATCCGAATGTGGCAGGAATTGCAGCAAGGCAGGGAATTTCCGTCAACCGTCACGGAAGAGCAGTACAAGTATGCGCGTGACCATAAAGACGAAGACCCCGCATTAACAGGATTCATCGGAGCGGGCTGCGCACATGCGGGCGTATGGTTTCATGGCTATGCAAGAGACAGACGAGGTGCGAACTATGCGGACGCCGCAAAACGTGGCAACGAACGCATGATGAACGCAGGGCTGAAACACGCAGTATTTACGGCAGGGGACTACAGGGACGTGGAGATACCGCCTGACACCGTAATGTATTGCGACCCGCCGTATGCAAACACGCACGGATATGCCGGCGCAAAGGGGTTCAACTCCGCCGAATTTTGGGCATACATGGACGAGCTTCTTGACAACACACCCATCTATCAATTTTCGTATCAGAGCAGACAGCCCCAAGCGGATGGCGGGAAGTGTGGCAAAAAGAGTGTTTGCAGGAGGTCAATAAGAACCCGAAGAATACAGGCAGACGCAGGATAGAGAGACTGTTTTACAAGAGCAACAGAGAGGAACAGGATGGACACATCAAGGCTTGAGATAATTCGGCAGTGCAACCCCGCACAGAACCCCGATAAGACCCGCTACACATGGGATGAGCGGGGAATGGGGCTGTTATTTGCCGAGGCATACAGGGACGTACTGCGGTATTGCCCAGAACGCAAAACATGGTATGCGTATGCAGACGGACGATGGCAGCCCGATTCAGGCGCATTATTGTGTGCCGAGCAGATAAAGGCGTTCAGCCGCCTAATGACGCTGTATTGCGCCGAGATAGAGGATGACAGCCTAAGACAGGCTTATACATCGTTTGTTGCAAAAATGGGCGACAGGCGGTTCAGAGACCGCATTGCGAAGGATGCCGCCAGTGTATTTCCAATATCGGCACGGCAGTTCGACAGCAAGCCCGAATTGATTAACTGCAAAAACGGCACATACGACTTGCAGGCAATGCGCTTCCGCAAGCATGATTGGCGTGACTTCCTGACGATGCAGACCAATTTCAGGTACACGCAGACCCCGCCGCAATGCGGCAGATGGGAGCGGTTCATCGCCGAAATCACGGAAGGCGATACGGATAAGGCAGAATACCTCCAGAAAGCCGCAGGATACGCTGTGACGGGCTTTAACCGTGAAGAGTGTATGTTTATACTCTGGGGCAAAAGCACCCGTAACGGCAAATCTACGCTGTTAAACGCTATACAGTACGCACTGGGCGATTATGGCACGGTAGCACCTGTCAGCGTGATATGCACACACGGAACGAGCAGGAATGCGGATTCGGCAACTCCGACCCTTGCAAGGCTGGCGGGCAAGCGATTCGTAACAATGGCTGAATCCAACCAGTACGGCAGACTTGATGAGGAAACGGTAAAGCAAATCACAGGCGGTGAGGAAATATCGGCAAGGAATCTTTACGAAAGCCCGATAACGTATCTTCCGCAGTTTACATTGTGGCTGTCATGCAATGACCTTCCCGAAGTCAGGGACAAATCCGTATTTGCAAGCGACCGTATCCGCCTAATCGAGCTTAACAGGCATTTTAGCGAAGCCGAGCGGGACGAAACACTAAAGGACTACTTCCGGCAGGAAGACGCAATGCAGGGCATTTTTAAGTGGTTGACTGACGGATATGCAATGTACCGACAGCAGGGACTAAAACTCCCAGACAGCATGAAACAAAGTCTGCGCAAGTACGAAAGCTCCAACGATGTTGTTGCCCAGTATATAATCTCAACCTGTTCGGAAATTCCGACAGGTTCAACCTTTATAACCGATTTGTATATACGATATAAATCTTTCTGTAAGGAAAATGGATATTATATCATGAATGCACGGAAATTTGCAGATAATATACAAGAAAAATATGAAGTCAGGAAAGACGAAAACGGAAGAAATTATGCAGTTGGATTGACTTTAAAACAGGAAACCAATCAGTAAAGGAGAAAAAACAAAATGACAATCAGGGAAGTATTTGAAAGCATTGAGAGAATGAACGGAGAGAACAAGTCGCAGATAGCGAAACGCATAGGAATCAAACGTCAATATTATACCTATGCCGTGAACGAAAAATCCTGCTCCTGCCTAAAGGGAGAAACTCTCTCCCGATGGCTAAAGGCTTTAGGCTATCAGTTAGTAATCGAGAAAGAAGACGGTTCGGAAAGTTTCGTAATCGACTGATGTTGCCCAAAGGGAAATTGTCAAGTGATTTACCGTAAAATGGGGCAAAATGCGGTATTTCGCTTGACAGTGTGTATCTCTTTTATTATATAGTACTCTCCTATAGGAAGGTTATACAGAGTGTCAAGTAACTGCTTGACAAAACAGGGCATTTTAAGGGAAAACGCTTGACAAAACACTCGGAAATTGTGGTATAATAGAGTAAATAATATATTATCGGTAACGGAGAAAGGTAGAATGGAAGAAAAAAAGACAGTAACAAAAAATAACAGCAGGAAGCAATCAACAGCAGTATCAAAATCGAAGAATACGAAGGTTGCTACTCCACAAAACGATGAATCAAGGGCAATGGTATCTCAGCTATTGTCCGAGGTTGCTGTTGCGGCACGAATGCCCAAGGTGCGAAACGATGAAGAACTCGCCTTAAGGTTCGAACAGTACTTCGACTATTGCTCCACCAATGGTATCGTTCCCACAATCGAAGAGATGTACCTGTACACAGGCTACTCAATCGGCAGTGTAACCAACTGGCTTGAAGGGAAACATGGATTCAGCCAACATACAGCGTCTATTGTAAGACGAGCAAGGGACTTTGTACAAGCATCTGATGCTAAGCTTGCAATTAGCGGTAAACTGGATAAAATTCTGTACATATTTAGGGGGAAGAATTTTTACTCAATGACCGATTCGGTAAGAATAGATTTGACGAAAGGGGAACAACAGGAAGGCAAAAGTGTACAAGAATTGCAAGAAATATATGCAAAATCTGTACCGAGTGAAGAATAGCTGGAGACTCTCGTCCGTTCGGGCGACTCTCCGACGTCAGCGACTCTCTGGCGCAAATTCATATAAAAAATGTTTCCCGTGAAACATCATGGCGGTATGACATACTGTAAAATGTTTGTCAAGAGTTACTTAATATCAAAATTAAACGTTATAATAGCAATGCGGTATAACCGTGAAAACACGCTTGCATTATAGCTTTAAACGCACATAACAAGCAGTGCAACAGCGGGAAAATACAGGCGTGCAGGTATACAGCCGAATAATCAACGGCAATATAGGCAATGCAGGCGGCTGAATGCAGGGGTGCTATAGCCTTCAATCGGGACGGAAGCGGGATATTCCGCCATGATATTATACAGAAAAAGCATAGTGCAATACAGCGGAGCATAAAAAGCCCGCCGGAACATTGCATTCCGACGGTTGAAACGAAAGCGGGTTTACCTTCCGCTGTCGTTCTCCGCTTGCCGTTGAAGTAACCGCAGCGTTTTAAGCAGGAGGTCACGGTTCAGTCGCTTGCTGTTGATTATTTCATTAATTAAGTCTTGCAAGTCGTTAGCAAGAGAAAACAGACTGTCCGACATAGCCTCGGCTTCCAGCTCATACTGCAAATAGTCAGCGTTGCACTCGCTGTCCTGCTCGTATGCGGCGGCTATAAACTCTTCAAACAACAAGTCCGTTGCAACGTCATTTGTCGCATTCCAGATTATGCGGCGGAAGCCGTCGGAAAGTCGCCCGCTTCCCTTGTCGTTAGCTTTCCAGACAGAAGAAACGTGATAGTCCGACGCTCTATCGAATTCAGGTGTTTTTTCATTGTGCCTACGTTGCATTTCTGCAACTGCTTCCAATGCCTGCTCATATGTCATTTTTATTTCCCTTCTCCCCGTGTAGCCAGATAGGACAGCTTGCAATTTTATTTCTTAATCAGCAGCGGCAATGATAGTATCACAAGCAGGAAAAGCACGAAAGACATTCCGGACCTCCTATTATTGCCAACTGTATTTTTTGTAGCAGCCGTACGTCGCAGTCACTCCCGACACGTTGGAATAACAGTTGTAAGCCGACAACCACTCATAAGGATATACAGCCTTCACGCCGTCAATTCCGCCAACATGTAGCAACCCCTTTATAAGCCGTCCGTCTTCAACGTAAAATTCCAAATTGCCGTATTCTTTTGCCCGATGCCAGCCGTCAGTGTAGGTTGTTCTTTTACTCATTGTCTTTGTCCTCCCTTTTCGCCGCTGACTCGCCTTTTTTTAGCTCTCGGTATAGCAACCATGTTAGCCGCTGTTCGGCTTCCGCTTGCGTGAAGTGTGCTTTTTCCTCGTCCGTCTCTTCGAGGATTGCCCCGAGGTCATCGACCGCAGAACGGTTGTAATAATAACATGTATCGAGAACGCTCGGCAACCCTGCGCACCAGTCAGCGAAGGCTGCGAACTCGTTATTATGGTAATAGCGCATATCCTGCGGAAGGTGGAATTTTTCCTCGCGGAATGCGCCGAGAATGAACGCCGCCGCTTCCGGGAAGTCTTCCGGCGGGTTTTCGGTGTAGCCTTCGGGCGTGAAGTTGTCCATAATATAAGCCCGAATATTTTTCATAGCCGTTTTTGTGTTTGCGCGTAATGCCATTTTGTCCTCCTGTCAAAAATTGTCCTCTTCGTCCTCTTCGTCCTCTCCGTCTCCGCGCTCGTCCAGTATCTCCTGGAGTTCGTCGTTTTCGAGAGCGTCCTCATTCGACAGAATGTAGTCCGCCATGTCAGCCGGGTATATCGGCATTGCGGAGGAGAAATCCGCTGATTCCAAATTGCCATAGCCGTTAAACCAGAAGAAATCGTGCCGCGGGTTGAAATCACCGTAAAAACCCATGCAAAGAATGTCCGTTGGTGTTCTTCCCTCCAGAATTTCATCCAGCTCGTACGCGCGATAAATGAAGTCGTCCCGATAGTTGTTCGCCTCGCAATAGCGGTTGTACAGCTCAACCATTTCGTCGTCGCTCATATCGTTGATATAATCAACGAGCTTTTGCCTTTTTCCCATTTCGTTCATTTTTTACTCCTTCTCCCCGTGTAGCCAGATAGGACAGCTTGCAATTTTATTTTTTAGTTAACAACGGCAATGCCAGTATCACAAGTAGGAAAAGTACGAAAGTCATTCTAAGCCGTCCAATGCCGATAGCGGAATGCCTGCCGCCTTGCATACTTTTTTAAATGCCGCTTCCGCGAATTCCGTGCATTCTGCGGCGCAGCTTTCCCAAAAATAGCGGTCATGCGTGAACACAGACAGAATTTCATCCTCCGTCATTTCGTCGAACTCTGCCGCATCTTTCGCCGCCGCCAATAAATCCGCATTTGTCGGAAGCGTTGCTTCCGCATAAACATACAGCCCGAAATACTCCCAGGTAACCTCAGCCTGCACCTCGGCGGTAAAACAAAGATTACAATCTCTCAACCTGTAATCGCTTGCATCTGCGGAATAGTCCGCACACTCGAAATCGGACATCACATCGTTGTATTTGCTTTCATACTCGTTAATGGGCATTTCGCGCCGTCCTTCGACATATGCCGCCGCTTTAGAGCTGTAGCGGGCTTCCAGCACGACATCCTTCTGCACTTTTATTCTTTTACTCATTGTCTTCTTCCTCATTTCTCCTTCCGGTTTTGGGTTTTCCTTCCCTTTTTCATGCATCTATTATACACCCATAGCGGGCATATGTCAACCCCTTTTTTTGCTAAAAAACAAAGTATATTTTGCTGTTTGCCCGAAGATGATGCAGTATATCATAGCCTATGTTACAATACTCGATATAATTATGTTACTGCATTTTATCGTATGCCGTCTGGATACCGTGCCTTGTTATGATTTACACTCCGCCATGATTATTTATTGTATGAGTACATAACCGCTTGTTTTACGCTGTTTCCGCTTCCCTGCTTTGCTGTCGGTGCATGTGTTGCCGTTCCGCCATGTACTATGTAAAAGATTAATAGCGTAACATTGCTATGCTGTATTATGCAGTGTATGCAGCTTTCATTGCTTGCGTATGCTGTACTATGCAATATTATAATTGCGGTTTAATTGCTGTTGCTATTGCATTGCGTGCGGGCTGTTGTGTGCATATTGCTATTGCTATGCAGTTGTTTATTGTGTGTGTTGTCGGTGTTGTGTTATGAAATAATGACAAAGAGTAGACCTCACGGTGGGGGATATGCGGTATGAGTGCAGAAACAACTTTACCCCTCTGACCACATTTCAACAAAAAGACACTTTCGTCAAACGCTGTTTCATGATATAATAAATACATACCATAGGAGGCGCACAATGGACATAGCAAAGATAATTTTCGAACGCATAAAGGAAGACCCGACCAATGCTGAGGCGTGCAACGATTTAATTGACTGGTGCATTGCAGAAGCTGCCGCAAAGCCGAAAAAGACGCACTATTACAGTGCTGAGCTTCGGAAAGTGCTTGCAAAGCAACTGCGCAGTAAGGGTGAAGGTGACGTTGAGCAATTATTCAACGCATACAGACGGAGCTTGTTATTTGATGCTCCTACTTCATTTGACGCATACTTGCTGTATTTAGAGATAGACAGACCGCCCGCCGAACGATTCTATCAACCACGCAGAAAACGTCTCAAAGAGGTTGTAGACGCATTACAGGCACTCACGGACAATGAGCTTGATGAATTGTTTATCAGTATGCCGCCACGAGTGGGCAAGAGTACAATACTTTTGTTTTACGTTACTTGGCTGATTGGCAGAAATGATGAGCGGTCGAATTTGTACAGTGCGTATTCAAGCACTATAACGCAAGCGTTTTACAACGGCATACTGGAGGTACTCACCGACCCTATCACATACCGATGGGCTGACGTATTCCCGAACGAGCGGATAGCGAAAACGAATGCACAGGAAACGACAATTGATTTAGGGCGAAAGAAACGTTATGCCAGCCTCACATGCAGGTCATTGTACGGAACGCTTAACGGCGCATGTGACTGCAACGGTGTTGTTATATCAGATGACCTTATCGGCGGCATAGAAGAAGCGTTGAACCGTGACAGGCTTGTTTCGGCATGGAGCAAGGTTGATAACAATTTGTTACCGAGAGCGAAAGAAACGGCGAAGGTGTTGTGGTGCGGTACACGGTGGAGCATGATTGACCCTGCGGGGTTAAGGATGGAGCTGTTGATGAACAGCGACCAGTACAAGAAACGTCGGTTCAAGATAATCAACATTCCAGCACTCGATGAGAACGATGAATCCAACTTTTATTACGATTACGATGTGGGGTTCAGTACGGAGTATTACCGCCAGAGACGTGCATCATTCGAAAGAAATAACGATATGGCATCATGGGTTGCGCAGTACATGGGCGAGCCGATAGAGCGTGAAGGCACGGTATTCAATCCTGAGGATATGCGGTACTACAACGGCGAGCTTCCGGAAGGCGAACCTGATAGGGTATTCCTTGCATGTGACCCATCATTCGGCGGCGGTGACTATTGTGCCGCTCCCGTGTGCTACCAGTACGGCGAAGACATTTACGTTCATGATGTTGTGTACGACAACGGCGATAAGCGCATAACCCAACCGCTCCTTGCAAGGGCGATAATCGACAACAACGTCAGGACAGCGCAATTTGAAGCCACAAAGGCTACTGAGACGTACAGAGACGGCGTACAAGAGCTTTTAAAGCAAAAGGGGTACAGAATATCGATAACGACAAAAGCCGCTCCTACACGCACTACAAACGGCGTGAGCGCAATGAAGGAACAGCGCATACTCGATAAAGCACCTGAAATCCGTGAACGGATGATATTCCGTGAAGAGGGAAAACGGACAAAAGCGTATTCGTTGTTCATGCAGAATGTATTCTCGTTCAAGTTTTTGGGCAAGAACAAGCATGATGACGCTCCCGACAGCCTCGTTATGGCAATGAACATGGTGACAGGCAGACGGCAGAGGGCTGATATATTCCAACGTCCGTTCTAAATTACAAACCCTTGACAAACATTTTTGAATGTGTTATGATATAATAGAGTATATAGAAACGGCGGTGGATAAATGGGCGTTCCAAGATACAAACTTAATTATTACGGCAGAGAGCCTATTTATACGGACGTTCCTGCCGTTACTGCTGAAAACTTGCTTGATGTTTTGCAGAAAGCTTTCAAGGTGCATACCCTTAACCGTTCGGATATTGACTATTTGTATAATTACTACAAAGGCAAACAGCCGATTCTCGAACGCACGAAGGAGTTCCGCAAAGACATATGCAATGTTGTTGTAGAAAACCACGCAAATGAGATAGTATCGTTTAAAACAGGCTATCTTATGAGCAATGCAATACAGTACGTTTCAAGAGACAGCGATGCACGCAACGTTGATGCTGTTGATGCGCTGAACAAGTACATGCAGGCGGCTTCGAAGGCTTCGTGTGACAGAGTGCTTGCCGAATGGTTTGCGATATGCGGTGTTGCTTACAGAATCGTACTCAAGCGTGACGATGCAGAGGGCGGTGACGTAAACCCGATTATGGCATACAACCTTGACCCCAGAAACACGTTTGTTGTGTACTCAAGCGGCATCGGGCATGAGCCTATGCTCGGCGTTTCATACGTTCAGCACGATGACGGCTCGGTTATTCTGTCTTGTTACACGAAAACGGAGTATTTCAAGGTCGGCTATCCCGCCACTGTCGGATTGAACGGCATGGGCGCAATACAGGAACGCACCGAACACATTCTCGGCGACATTCCGATAATCGAATACCTACAGAACCCCGCAAGGCTCGGCGCATTTGAAACTGTCTTGACGCAGCTTGATGCACTGAACATTATTTCATCAAACCGCCTCGACGGTGTAGAGCAGTTTATACAGTCAATCCTTGTTACCAAAGGCATTGACTTAATCGATGACAGCGGCGAGAAGATTGACCTTTATGCGCAATTGCGTGAAATGCTCGGACTGAACCTTCCTGCCGACGGTGACGCAAAGTATTTGACGCAGGAACTCAATCAGACGCAAACGCAAACACTTGTTGATTATCTTTACCAGTCCGTGCTTGTTGCTTGCGGTATGCCAAACAGGAACGGCGGCTCAAGCACTTCGGACACAGGCACTGCCGTTACCATGCGTGACGGTTGGGCTGATGCGGAAGCAAGGGCAAAGGACACCGAACAGATGTTTGAGCCTTCGGAGCGGCGTTTTCTCGGCATTGTACTGCGGATACTTGATGCAACACGGCATATAACGCTTGCTAATGACGACATTGCTATCGTATTCACTCGCCGTAATTACGAAAACATGCAGAACAAGGTGCAGGTATTCGCAACGTTGAGAGCGATTGAAAGCTTCCCGCCTTTGCTTGCATACGAAATCAGCGGCATTACTCCCGACCCGACAAGGGGCTGGCTTATGGAGCAGGAATATGCGGCTTCACAGGAGCGGAAAAAGCTTGAGGCATATAAAGCAATGAACACGATTGACCTGCACGGAGGCAATGAATGACGGATTATTTTGACATTGTGGATGATTCAATTGATTCGTTGAAAGCGCAAGTCGCTATACTGTACTATGATTTGCGCAAGAATGTGGCAAAATTCGATTCAATCAACGTTATCGGCAACATGAACACGTTGAAACAGCAGATTTTGCAGTTGTCCATTGATGCGTTCTATGCTATGGCAACAAAGCTCCATGCCGAATTGTCCGAAAAAGCGCATTCGGAATCTCCGACACGCTCATGGGTTCGTGAACGCATGTATGACTACTGCCGAACCACAAAGTACGTTATAGCGCATGAGATTGAACGCAAGTGCGACAGAGCGGCGGAGGCGGTTATATGCTCGAACAAGCCCAAAGACGAACTGGACAATGCGCTTAGGCTTATGCTGCTTACACTGCTTGCGGCTGGCGAATACATAACCTATGAGGTTGTTTTGAAAACATTCAAGGACGATGGTGCAAAAAAGGTACGATGGGTTGCTGAAAAAACCATTCGCACTTGCGACACCTGCCTTGACAGAGACGGCGAAATTTATCCGATAGACAGTGTTCCGCCGCCCCCACACGTTAACTGTCGTTGTATACTCGAACGAGTATATTGACGGTTTTGCATATATCAGAGAGAACTGTAAACACACGATTCAGAGAGAACTGTAAACGCGAAAGGATTTATTATGGCAAAGATTGATACTGCAAAAATTGAGGGATATGCCGATATGACGGCGGAAGAAAAACTTGCCGCCCTTGAAGGCTATGATATTCCCGAACCCGACACGAAAGGGTTTGTGACAAAAGCCCAGTTTGACAAAACCGCTTCGGAGCTTGCGTCATGGAAGAAGAAACATAATGCACTTGCGGCGCAGGGCGAAAACGTGCAGAATGCGCAGAATGAAGAGATTGAGATGTTGAAGCAAACGGTTGCGGCACTTCAAAAAAATGAGAAGATTAATGCGCAGACTGTACAACTTACGGCACTCGGCTACGATGCCGAACTTGCCAAAGCGACCGCAACGGCAATGGTTGACGGTGATTTTGCAACCGTCATGCTGAATCAGCAGAAGTTTATCACCGAACATGATAAGTCCTACAAGGCACAGCTGATGGGCAACGCTCCGAAACCCGTGGGCGGCACTGTCAGCGGCAGCGCAATTGATTATACAAAGCTTATTGCGGACGCAAATGCACGAGGCGATATTACCGCCGTTGCATATTACACCCGCCTGCAAGAGCAAAACAAAACGAATTAGGAGTTTGAACAATGGCAGATACTTTTGCTACAAGTTTTGCGGTGCTTAACTATAGCGGTATGCTTTTCAATAAAGGCAATACCCGCACACCGCTTTCATCTATCATAGGCTCTCGGGCAAAGACTACCAACCATGTAGAATTTGTTACCGGACAGAGCTATACTTCCGGCGGCGGCACTCAGCCTGCAATTTCCGAAACAGCCTCCCTCACCGCTCCCGATGCTACTGTCGTTACCCGCACTCAGCAAACTAACGTAACGCAGATTTTCCAGGAGACTATCGGTATTTCGTATGCCAAACAGTCTAACATGGGAACGCTCAGCGGCGTAAACATTCAGAATCAGACTGCAAACCCGCTTAACGAACTCGATTTTCAGGTTGCGGCAAGAATGCAGAAAATTGCGGCGGATATTGAAGCCACCTTTGTTGCGGGTGCTTACAGCAAGGCAACTACCGATGCAACCGTAAACAAAACCCGTGGTCTTACCACCGCAATCACCACCAACGTAACGGCAATGTCAAACAAGCCCCTCGGTCTTTGGGACGTTGCGGATATGGTGAAAAAGATTTACGGACAGAATGCACCGACTAACGGTCTTGTTCTCTGGTGTGACGCAACCACCATGTTCCAGCTCAACGCCGATGCAGTACAGAACGGTCTTACCGTGGTTCCCGCCGCAAGGGAAGTTAACGGCATTCAGCTTTCAAGCGTTGTAACCCCGCTCGGCGTTGTTTATCTGTATCTCGGCGAATACCTGCCCGCAGGCACTGCACTTCTGCTGAATCTTGACGTGCTTGCACCCGTATTCCAGCCCGTACCCGGCAAGGGCAACTTCTTCCTTGAACAGCTTGCAAAGACAGGCGCAGGTGAAAAGTACCAGATTTTCGGACAGGTTGGTCTTGACCACGGTCCCGAATGGTATCACGGCAAGTGGACTGGTATCGCAACCACCTTCACAAAGCCCGAATACAGCAGGACTGTTTACGTTGCAGGCGGCAACATCACCACTACTACGTCGGCTTAAGTAATCTCAAGGCAGGAGGCAAGCTATAATGGAACAGCACGAAAAGGAAGCAATGGTAAACGCATTATGCGGAGAAACTGACCCTAACCAGCTTTCCGCATACCTTGCCCTTGCCGCTGACAAAATACTGAACAAACGGTATCCGTTCGGACGCAAAGGGGACGAGGAAGTCCCTGCAAAGTATGAAACACTGCAATGTCAAATTGCGGCATATCTGCTTAACAAACGTGGCATGGAAGGACAGACGGGACACACCGAAAGCGCAACAACAATGCAGTTTGAAAGCGGAGATGTGCCTGATTCCATGCTTGATGCAGTAATACCGACAGCGAGGATTTTCTGATGAGACTTGCAAAACGTTTACAGCAGACGGTTTGCTACTCGATGTATTTAGGGCGCAAGCCTGTTGCCGTTGACGGGCTTTACACAGGCGAGTACACCATCGAGTATGCTGACCCTGCACCTATCGGCGCAAGCGTAACCCCTGCAAAGGGCGGCACGGAAGCGGAAATGTTCGGTTTGAGCGAAGACTATGACAAAATAATTACAGTTGAGGGCGCAAGCTGGGCATTTAACGAAGCAACACGGTTCTGGATTGACGCAAAGCCCACAGAACCCGCTGATTATGCCGTTGTGCGTGTTGCACAGTCAAAAAACCTTACTGCCGTTGCCGTACGAAAGGTGAAACAGTGAACATACGGTTCGAATTAAGCAAAGACTCGATAAAAGCGGCGGTAAATGCCTTGAAATCGTACCAAAAGCGTGTCGAAAAATACGAACGTGATTTAAGGCTTGAGGTTGCACACAGGCTTGCCGAATACGCTCAACAGCTTGCCGATTCCGCCGAGTACGGTTCAGTTATCGACGACGAAGGCAACGTGCATTCGCTTCCGTTCACCTTTGATGTTTCGGTTGCGGATGACGGAAGGCTCGTTGTTGCGCACGGCGATGAGGTTGCGTTTATCGAGTTTGGCGCAGGCGTGTACTACAACGGAGCTGTCGGAACGTCACCTCACCCGAAAGCAGGAAACCTTACAATCGGCTCATACGGCAAAGGAAAAGGCGCACAGGAAACATGGGCGTACATGGACGAGAACGGCGAATTTGTTTACACTCACGGTACAATTGCGCAAATGCCAATGTACAAAGCTTTACTGTCTATCGCCCAACAAGTCCCTCGTATCGCAAAGGAGGTTGCGGAATCATTATGATTAACGTTGAATCATGGGTTTACACTCAGATATACAATGCTGTAACGGCAAAGTACCCCGATATATCTATCGCAGGGGAGTATGTGCCGTCACCCGCAACCTTCCCGCATGTTTCCGTTGTTTGCGTGTACAACGTTCCTTACCGCAGAGCAAGCACGCTTGAGGAAGTCGAGAATTGCGCTGAAACGGTTTTTACCGTTGATGTGTACTCTAACTCCACTGACCGCAAGAAAAGCCAATGCTGGGCGATTATGAGCGTTGTAGACGATGCTATGAAGGCAATGAATTTCAGCCGTGCTGATTGTTCGCCTCGAACTGTCCCGAATCTGGAAACCGACATTTACAGACTGAACGCACGTTACCGTGCAATAATATCTAACAAAAACGAAATCTTTAGGGGGTAATTTATATGCCTATTGAATGTACCACTGTCGGCATGAAATTCGCTTATTGCGTTGAGACTACCGCAGGTACTCGACCCACCACAGGCTTTACGGTGCTTAACGGCATTGTGTCTGTCGGCGCAATCACTATAACTCAGAATCCCTTGCAGGTGGTTCTTCCTGCCGAAAAAAAATATCGCTACCTTAAAGGCAAGGACGATATAAGCGGCGAGGTTGATGTTGTTATGTACAACGAGGACTCATACCTGACGGGCTGGGAAACCATGCGCACCGCCGCTGAAACCGCAAGAGCAAGCGGAAAAAGCACATGGTTTGTGTTCCTGCCTGACGGCAATCACAAAGCGTTTGCGTTCACCGCTTCGCCCGGCGTTCTCGGCTCAGGTGGTCTGTCCGACAACATGATTTACGAAGTCAACACTTCGCTGACCGTTGAAGACGTGGGCGGCTATGTCGAAAAGCCCACAGTTAAAGCTAATTCCGACTAATCAGAGGTAATACAACATGGAAAACAAGACTAATCTTCCCAAAACGCTCTGCTTCACATTTGAAGGCAGGGATTACACGCTTGAGTTCACCGCTCGCACTTGCGAAGTCGCATACACCAAGTATGACCTTCGCATTGAAGACGGTGCTTCCGCTATTTTCAGACTGCCCACACTGTTTAAGTGTGCATTACTGAAAAACCATGCAGACATTTCGAACGCACTCGTTGAACGTATGCTTGACGCACTCGGCAACAAAGCCGAACTTGCGGGCAAGCTTGCAGAAATGTATCTTGCGCCCGCAATGTCGCTTGTCGAGGAAAGCAAGAGCGAAGAAGAGGGAAACGCAATCAGCTGGAACGCAAGTTTCTAAGTTTTTCCGATTCTGACACAGACGGGGGTAAGAAAACCGTCCCATGGAACATACAACTTGTTCGTGAAACTTTTCCGTATCTTCTCTCTATCGGAATGACGGCGGAGCAGTACTGGGATGGCGATTTTACCCTCGTTTTATCATATTTGGAAGGACATAAGCTTGCGCTTCAGCGTAAATACGAAAACGACAACTGGAACGCATGGCTGCAAGGTCTGTACACCTATGAGGCACTGGGTGTTGCGCTGTCAGGAATCTTCTCCAAGCACAGCAGCGCAAAATACCCCGATAAACCGTACGAAATGCAAAACGATGAACGCAAAGAAAAACGCAAGCCCAAGCCTAAAGATAAGACTGAGTTTTACAAAAGATGGGATGAGCTTGCAGAGCAATACGAAGGAAAGGAGGACATTTCTTGTCTGTATCGATTGATGAACTTATCATAGGCATAGATTCTGACGCTTCGAAAGCGTTACAAGGCTTAAAATCGATGGTGGATACGCTCAATCAAGTATCCGCACCGACCGAAACGGCGGTTAAATCGTTGAGAAAACTAAAGAAAGTGCTTGAAGCGATAAACGGATTAAGCGTTAACGTCAAAGGGCTTTCTGAGCTTACGAACGCCCTCAAAGAAATGTCGGGTTTTGATATTTCGAACCTTAAAAAACTTCCGAATGCGTTGAAAAAGCTGTCTGAGGTTGACATTGCTTCACTTGTTCCGCAAATTCAGGCACTCGCTGACGCTATGAAACCGCTGTCGCAAGTGATGAAAGATATTGCGGCGGGGTATGCGGCACTGCCGAAGAACATACGGGCTTATGTTAATGCGGCAAACAGTGCGCAATCAGCAACACAGAAAAAACTGCTCACGTTTGCGCAACTGTACATTAAACTGCGCTTGATTTTCAACGTATTCCGAACCGCCGCAAACGCCGTCTCTGAGTGGGTTGACGCTGCAAACACATACATTGAGGACATGAACCTGTTCAGCGTTGCAATGGGCAGGTACGCAGAGTCAGCACGCAACTATGCGACTGAGGTTGCAAACGTAATGGGTATTGACCCAGGCGCATGGATGAGGTATCAGGGCGTATTCCAAACACTTGCAACAGGCTTTGGCGTTGCTGGCGACCGTGCCGCTGTAATGAGCCAACAGCTCACACAGTTGGGCTACGACATATCCTCATTTTACAACATTGACGTTCAAGATGCAATGCTTAAGTTGCAAAGCGGCTTGAGCGGCGAACTCGAACCGTTGCGCCGTATAGGTTACGACCTGTCGCAAGCAAGACTTGAAGCTGAGGCACTGTCACTTGGTATTCAAAAGAATTTTAGCGATATGACGCAAGCCGAAAAAGCATATTTGCGTTATTACGCTATTCTGACCCAGGTTACGCAAGCACAGGGCGATATGTCACGCACACTTGATGCTCCGTCAAATCAGCTCCGAATACTCAAAGAGCAGGCGGCACAGGCGGCTCGTGCGCTCGGCGAAATCTTCATTCCCGCATTGAATGCAATCCTGCCTTATGCAATTGCCGTGATGCACGTTATTCGTGACCTTGCTTCCGAAATTGCGGCGGCTTTCGGGTTCGAAATGCCTAAGGTTGACTACTCCGACCTTTCGACATCGGTTAGCATAACCGATAATCTTTCGGACGGAATGGAAGACGTTGCGGACGGAATCGACCATGCAAACACATCGGCGAAGAAATTCTCCCGTACGCTTGCAGGGTTTGACCAATTGAACATCGTCGGCAGTGTGTCAGGCGGCGGTGCAGGTGGCGGCGGTGCAAGCATCGACACTTCGGGCGGCGGGTTCGACTGGAACAAGTTGCCGCTTCCGACTTATGATTTTATCGGTGATTCCGTATCCGAAAGGGTTGCGGCAATTGAAGAAAAAATCAAAGGCGCAATTCCGACAATTAAGTTTTTCGGAGCGTTGCTTGCGGGCGCACTTGCTACTGTCGGCATAATTAAGCTAATCGGTAAATTTAAAGAATTTGTCAAACTGCTTAAGACTTCTGCAACGGCGGCAAAAACGCTTAAGACGGCTCTCGGCATCGGGCTGATGGTTACAGGTCTTACGATGGCTTTTGACAGCGCAAGAAAAATAGGCGCAGGCGAAGCCGAATTAAAGGACTACATCAAAACCGCTATCGGTTCGGCACTCGGAATTGCAGGTGGTCTGCTCATTTTCGGTACTGGACCCGTCGGCTGGACAATCGGTATCCTTGCGGCACTCACCGTTGTTATAGCAGGCATTGCAATAGGCGCAAAAGAGAAGCTTGACAAACAGGTTGCCGAATGGTTCTTTACAGCAGGTGACAACACAATTTCGGTCGATATGCTTGCCGACAGCTTCGATAAAGCCCTTTCGAACATTAACGGCGTGAACGGCGCACTTGACAGCGGCATTAAAAAGTACAAAGAGTACTCCGATAATGTTGATGCAACCCGAACCGAGCTTGAGAATCTTATAGGCGACTTGCAGGTTATTTCGCCTGATGACCCCGAAGTTTCAACCCTTGTTGACAACATTATTGCAAAGTTTAACGAACTGCTTGATTACAGCCGCCTTGAGCTAAAAGAAATCGGCATGAACATCAAGCGTTCGCTTGCAGGTTCGATGGGCGAAGTCGTTGCGGCAATGGGCGGGGACGTTGCAACCTACATGGCACTTGTTGACGAAATGGTCAACGGCGGTGTGGAATCGTTCGAAGACATTACGCAACAAATCAAGGAACTGAGTGTACAGTACAAAGCAGGAACAATCAGTCTTGATGAGTTTTCGCAACAGTCTTCCGCCTTGTACAGTAAACTGCAAACGCTTGTGGGTGATGGCAGCGGCAAGATACTGAACCCGCTTTCCTCCGCCGAAGCTTTGTTTGGCAGTATAAATTGGGAAAACCAAGAAGAAATCACAGGATTCTTCGAGCATATTACCGAATCAATCAGCGAATCCCGTACGCTTGCGGAGCAGGAACTTAAGGATTACAATGCAATGCTTGACGACCTCATGCCTTTTGCAAGCACACCTGAACAGGACGATGCCATTAAGGGGCTGAGAGCGGCGGCGAACGAAGCTTATCACGACAGGCTCACACAGATAGGCAAGGAAATCACAGGCTTAGGTTCGCTCATTGAAGAAAACCTAATTCGAAAATATCAGGAAGTAGTCACTGCTGCGTGGGTAAACACACAAGGCGGCTATGGGGATAAAGCGAATGCGGTTAGAAAAGCCGCAAAGAGCTTCAGCGACCAGTTCGGCAAGCCGTTTCTTGAGGAACTCGAAAAACTCTACGGCAAAGAGTTCGACAAGGAAAACCCCTTGAAGAAAATGCTCGAACACGTTATAAGCCCCGCTGAAATCAACCTCAAGAAGGACGACCTTTTAACGTGGCTTAATGACGAGTATATCACTCCCGCACTTAACGAAGCTACAACACGTGTAACGGAATGGCGAAATGGTGACTTTATCGATGCACTTGCGGCGGCGGATGAAGCTGGTGCAATCGAGTTCAACGAGTTGTTCAATGAGCATTATATTAACCCTGCTCTCACCAACGCAACAGAGCGAGTACAACGTTGGAAACGCAAGGATTTCCGTGACGAAATTGCAAGCATTGATGAGTTTGTTTCGGGAGACGCAAGGGCGGCGGGAATCTCCATAGGTGCAGAAGTTGCCAATGGCTTGGCGAGCGGGCTTGAAACAGCAACAGAAGCGTTTAACAAGTGGTTCAACAAACTCAGCCCAAGGTTGAAATACATCATGGGTAAAGTTTGGGGCGAAGGCGGTAACTTTGCATTGCCGGGCATGAATGTGCCTGCATACGCAAACGGCGGGTTCGTGCCAAGGGGCGACCTTTTTATCGCAAACGAAAGTTCGCCCGAATTTGTCGGCAACATCGGCAACCGTACGGCTGTTGCAAACAACAACCAAATCGTTCAGGGCATTGCAAGCGGCGTACAACACGCAAATGCCGAACAGAACATGCTGCTGCGGGAAGTGCGTGATTACCTCCGTGCTTTGCTTAACGTCCAAGGTGACAATACTATTGTATTTGCACCTTCCGTTGAGGCTGGACGTGTTGTGTCACGTTCGCTCAAAATGTACGAACAAACGAAAGGATATTAACATGCCAAGGCTTGATGATTTGTATGAAAATTACAGCATGGGCTTCGAGGTGGATGGGGTTCCGATACCGAACCCCTCCGCTCACGGAGGCTCAATTAACGAACTCGACAGCGGAGCGGCAAACGTCGGACGTGACTTGACGGGAACAATGCACAGAGCCTACATTGCTACTAAAACCCCGTTTTGGCTTGAGTATTCCTACATTCTCTTTCCGAAAGCACACGAAATAATCGCACTTTGCAGTAAACCGAGTTTTACGGTGCGATACAAAAGCTTGCTGACAGGGAAATTTGAGGAAATTGTGGCATATAAAGGCGCAAATTTGACATATACCGTTCCCGACTGTTTGGACGGAGACTGGGACAGTGCCAAAGTCTCTTTCAAAATTGAATTTATTGAGTATTAGGAGCAACCATGATTACAGCGACTAACCAATTCCACGAAGCAATTCGGCAAAGAAACCCTCGGGAACGTATCTTGTGCCTGTTCTCAAACCCGCTTTACGGTGAAGTGCCGTCACTCGTCTCAACAATGATGGCATGGACGGACGAAGACATTTCGGCGCAAGGCGTGAACATCACCGAAACAATGTGCGCTGACGATGAACTGCACATTGGCGAAACGAACTCCGCAACAATAAGTCTTACGCTAATCAACCGTGACCAACTGTTAACCAACTACATGGTCAGCGGTGCGTACGCAAACGACTGTACCGTGTACATGGGCGTGGAAACGCTCTCGCGCAACGTACAACCGCCGCAAGGTGCGTTATGCTATGCTTATATGGGTTACACTCCGTTCACGACAGGAACGCTTGTAGAGGGCTACAGCACTGCTCCGTATTTGCGCATAGAGGGCGAAGGTGCGTCTTTACAGCCTCCATTTGCCGTGCATTCTGTTTTTATTGATGAAGACTACACCGACACGGGCGCAAAGATAACGTGCATCGGCGCAAATGAAGGCGAAGTGTGGGCTTGCACATGGAACTACGGTCCATCATGGGCGCAAATTGGACTGTACACATGGGGAGAATTATCGTCCCAAACATGGGGAAGCTTTGGCGGCGAGTTTGGCGGATGGGAAGGTTTATCCCTCAGCACATTCATGGGCAAAAAACTTCAACGCCTTGCGCTTAAACATCTCAGCTTTGCACGGCGGGGAACAACGCTGATTGAGTACAACATGCGTGGCACTGCTTCACATTTTGAATACCGTTCGTGCGGTGTTTTCCGTTTCGACAGACCGAGACTGCTGAATGCCGAAACAATTAAACTCAACAGTTTTGATAAGCTTGAAAAAAGTGACAAAAAGGTGTATAATTTTCTTGAAGGGCTGACTTATCCTATTACATTGGGTTCACTGTTCACACAGCTTTGTGCCGAAGTCGGATTAATCCCTGCCGAAACGACGTTCACGAACTCCACATATTCCATTTCGGCTAAGCCCGAATGGCACGAGGATATAACCTCAAACGAGGTCTTCCGTGACATTGCCGAACTTGCATGTTCGAACGTGCGTATGACCCGTGACGGAAAGCTGTCCCTCGGATGGTTTACGGCACAGGACTACTCTTTGCCGCAGAGTATGCTTTTCTCGACAGAGATATACGATTTTGAAGTGAAAAAAATTGACAAACTCGTTGTCGAATTCGACCGTGAAAGCACAGGCACTACTGCAAAAGGCATTGAAAGGGTAACGCTGACCGTGGGAACGGGCAATAACGCTTATTATATCCGCAACAACCCGCTGATTATGGGGACGGACGCTGTTGTTAAGAAAATGATGAATGCTATTCTTTCAAAACTTAAGTCTTTTGCGGAGTACAATCCTGCAATAATAACGGCTGTTTCCGACTGGACGGTTGAAGCGGGAGACATAATAGACGTGCAAGCACACGGAAAGAACTTTTCGTTGCCGATTTTCAGGCAAACGATAACCTACGGCGGAATTGCCGTTGCAACTTATTCAAACGATGGTGAAGAAAACAGAAAGGCGACAGACTAATGGCTACTACCACTCCTAATCACGGCTTTAAAAAGCCCGCTGCAACAGACAATGTAAACATTGCGGTGCTAAACTCAAACATGGATAAGCTTGACACCCTCTTTGATGCAAAAGAAATAACCTTGCTCAATTATGCGCTTGCGGCTGCGAATGCGGCTATAAGCACATCTGACACGGTTAATACGGCAATCGGGAAGCTTGAAAAAAGGCTCACGACCGTGGAAGCAGACACGGGCAACCCTGAAGCACTTTCCGCTTCAAATATTGCGGCGGACTACACCGCAAACTTGCTTGCTCCTGCCGACATAACCGAGGAAGACACTATCCTGCAAGTGCTGCAAAAACTCATGGCGTACATACGATTCTGGACTGTCCGACGCATTGCGGTTATTGACGGCAGAAACGGCAAGACGCTTACGGCATACGGTTTCGATGATGTTGCAACGGCGACTGTCTCCATACCCACAAAATTGTCCGATTTAACCGTAACCGAACCTCTTGCAATTGCCAACGGCGGAACAGGTGCTGCAACCGCTATTTACGCCGCAAGTGCGCTCGGAACGTGTTATGCGACTTGCGATGCAGCGGCAAGAATTGTAGCTAAAACGGCAACCCTGTCAGGCAAAAACACACCGTACAACCGCTTTGCGGGTTCAGTTGCGTATGTGCTTTTTGCAAACGGCAACACGGCGGCAAACCCCACGCTTGACGTGGCTGGCACAGGTGCGGCGGCAATTATCAACTGTCGCACTAATGCGGCTATATCGGCAACGGATATAGGCGTAAACATGACGGCGCATTTAGTGTTTAACGGCGCAAGCTGGGTTCTGATGAATCCTGCATCTTAAGGAGGCAACATGCACACAATACAGGTATCTGTTCGTGACAAAATTGCAACACAAACCGATGGCACTGTTATAATCAACGGCAACAGCGATTACAATATCGAATTTGATTTTGATGCCGAATGGGCTGATTTAAACAACAAAGCCGGGATATTTGCCTATAACGATGCGGCGGCGCATAAATGGGCATATCAAACCGTGCTGTTTAGCGGTAACACCTGCACCGTGCCGATACTGCGGGATATACACTGCGTATACGTCGGCGTGACAGCGGGCAACGTGCGAGTGACTACTCCCGCAAAGGTGCAGTGCAGATTGAGCATATCCGACTATGCGGATACGGAAGAACCGCCCTCTGCCGATGTCTGGGGGCAAATCCTTGCAAAGTTGGACGAATTGCAGACAGAAATTGACGAAATTAAGGCTGGCGGCGGCGGTGCGGAAGTATATTATGCCGAGCTTGATGGGGAATATCCCTCGTACACGCTATCAGCCGACACGCCTCTTGCTGATATAGCAAAAGCATACGCGGCAAATAAATCTATTGTTTGCAGGTGTAAAATTGACAAGACTGCGGTAACACTGCCGTTGTTTATCCCAACGCCCGAGACAAACACATGGATTTTTAGCGGTTCGGGTGCTTTGGGTGCGAAGTATCCATCTCAGACTTTTACCGTTGCCATAACTCCCTTTGGCGTGGAGGCAGAGCAGAGATTGATAGCGGCGCAAACCGCCCTTGACGCAGTAAAGAGGACTGCCGATGAAGCCGTGCTGTATACAGGGCAGTCATTATCGAAGCAGCAAAAACTGCAGGCACGCAAAAATATAGGCGCAACTGACATCTCTCTCGGCGTGACAGCGACTGTCGGACAAACTATCAAGGTTAAAGCTGTTGACGCTGACGGAAAGCCGACTGCATGGGAAGCCGTGGACATGGCGACAGGGGACACAGAAGTGTGGGAAGAACTAACGCATTTTGTGCATACTGTAAATAACTCGGTTAATTCCGTCAAGCAGACCTTTCCAACAGGAGCATATAAAAAAATACATATAACTGGGCATATCGTGCTTAGCGAAACGAACAACCCGATTATTTGCATTGATAGCGACACTTCAGGCGCACCAAGGGTTTTCGCCGTGCAGTCAACAAGCGGCACCTTTCGCGTGCTTATTGAGGCGTTTGGGACTGGCGTTGCGGTACATAGGACGAGCAGAACGCCCGACAACAAGTACGCATGGAACGGCGGCTGGGACACAACAACCAAAAACAATATACAGATGATTGACATAGCATTTGTCGAGTTGGTTTCTGGACACAGAAATACCAACTTCGCCGAAGGAACAGATTTTACAATATACGGGGTGAAAGCATGAAAAAATGTGTTAACGGACAAATAATCGATATGACCTCTGATGAGGTAACGGCATATCAGGCGGAAGCTATTACAGCGCAGCAGCAAATCCCGACAGCGGGGCTTGAGGACAAAATGCGGGTGTATATCGAATCTATTCCAACGGCGGACACTCCGACCGTCCCGCCCAAAGTCGGGTTCAAATGGGAGCTGATATACAGCGGTTCGGCGGGGTTTGCATGGGAGCTTGTACCTGACCCCGATGCTGTCGGTACGGTTGCAAAGCCCTTTGAATGGTTTGCGGGAATCCGTGTTGTTATGGGCTACCATTACACCAACGGCGTTGCTGTTGCGCTCGCTGTTGCTGATGGCGTTCCTGCAAATTTTGACGATGAAGCGTTTTTAGTTAAGCTGTGATTGCTTGACTAAAACAACAATATATGCTATAATTAAAATCATGAAATACAATGTTTTTGATTTTATTCGGTGGGGTTTGCGGCATACGATACGTTATGCCGCCCCTGCTGATGCAGATATGCCGCTGTCGCCCGATGAATGCGGCATATATCCCACGCGCTATCTGTTTGGGACAGTGTGGAAGCCCTGCACTAAGGCGACACTGAACGAGCGGTTCGTAAATCATTACGCAAAACAGGGCTACAGCGAAGAAGATTTCGCCCGCATTACGTCGGAATGGTCAGAACGTGATTATGCGACAGATTGCCAAGGTTTGCTTGACGCATGGCTTACAACCGAATGCGGAGAGAAGACTGACATTAATGCGCACATGAACTACACCGATTGGTGTACGGATAAAGGCGCAATTGCCGAGATAAGCCGACCGTATATTATCGGCGAAGCGGTGTTTATGCGGTCAAAATCAAAAGGCAGAATGACACATGTCGGCTGGATTTGCGGCAAACTGGGGCGTGAACCGCTGGTGCTTGAAGCCCGTGGTTTGCGCTGGGGTGTGGTTATCACCAAGCTCAGCGACAGACCGTGGACGCATCGTGGATTGATGACGAAAAAATTCAATTATGGCAAAGGTGACAAAAATATGACAAAGTTTGAAGTTGTAAGCCCTATGCGTGTGGGCGAAGAGTACAAAAAAATGCAGGTGGCATTGAACGCAGCGGGCTACACCGATGAAGCGAAAAAGCCGCTTGTTGAGGACGGAAAGTGGGGCAAGAAATCCCAGTTTGCGTTTGAACGCTTGCTGGAGAATCACGCTGAATCCGAACCTGTTGAAGAACAGCCCGTAACGCCCAGCAAGACGCACACAATCAAGCTCACTGTTGACGATGTGGACTGCTATGAATGCACTGTAAATTAACATGAATGACGCAGTACTTACAGCCCTGCTTTCGCTTGCGGGAACGGCGATAGGCTCAATAGCGGGCATTCTTGCGTCAAACAAGCTGACAAACTTTCGGTTAAAGTCGCTTGAAGACCGTGTTTCGCAGCACAACCACTTGATTGAACGCATGTATGGGGTTGAAGACCGTGCTAAGGCGAATCAACACAGAATCAACAAAATAGAAGAAAGGCTTGAATTGCATGAAAACAAACTGGACAATTTGGCTCAAAGCTGCCACCGTCCGAGCGATTAAGACGGCGGCACAAACGGCTTGCGGTGTGCTTGCAACTTCCGTATTGCTGTCCGAAGTCAACTGGGCTGTTGTCGGCTCATCTGCGGCAATGGCGGCTATCGTAAGTCTCTTAACGTCACTCGCGGGGCTTCCCGAAGTGAAGATGCAAGAGCGTGAACGATTGCGAGTAAACAAAAACACGCCCCCCGAGGACGCCTAATTGGCGTTCTCTTTTTTATGCAAAATATGTCGAATGCAGAATTAAACAGTATATCAAATACTAAAATAATCACTTTGTTGAAAGAATATTGTCATGATTCGGTCGCTCGTGACATGGCTGTCATGCGGCTGGTCGAAGGCTCAACGTATGTTGACATTGCACATATTTTTAACGTATCTCAATCAACAGTTCGCCGCAAGTGCATCAAGGCTGAAAATGCCGTCAAAATGCACTTAAATGAATGAGCATATTCCGTTGCTGTAATATAATTAAATAAACAAGCAATGGAGGTGCGCATGAACCCTTACGGATATAATGTGCCGAACATGTACGGCAACAATACGTTCACACCGCAAATGCCGTACAGCCCGCCTGTACCACAGCCTCAGCTTCCGTTCGGACAGCAATCCAACCTGATATGGGTACACGGCATTCAAGGCGGCAACGCATACAAAATGGGCGCAAATCAGTCCGTTATTCTGCTTGATGAAACCGCTCCGCTTGCGTTCTTTAAGCGTACGGACAGTGCGGGATATGCGACTATGGACATTTACGACTTAACCCCCCACAAAGAAGCGGAAACAGATTTACAGTCTATTGAACAACGTTTAGCAAAATTGGAGGCACGATTAAATGAATCCGATACTGCAATCTCTAAGCCAAAACAACCCGCAAATGGCAAAAATGCAAGAAATGACGGACACGATACAGCAGTATAAGCAATTCCGTGCGGCAATGGCGGGGAGAAACCCGCAGGCGTTGCTTAATATGCTAATGCAAAACGGCGGCGTATCACAACAGCGTATGCAACAGGCGCAGGCTCAAGGACAAATGTTTATGCAGGCTATGCGTAATCAGTAACCGACTTTAACAAGTCCATATGGATTATCATCCATCCCAGTGCAACAGACACGGAAACGTGTTTGAATAAATCAAGGATGGTTTTTTTATGGACAACAACTTCACTCCTGCCGATTATGCGGCAATGAATGGCGGCTTCGGCGGCGGCAACCAAGAATGGCTTTGGATTATCCTGTTCTTCCTGTTCGCAGGCGGCGGAAACGGCTTTACCGGCAACCGTAGAGACTGCGCAACCACCGAAGACGTGCAGAATCAGTTCAATTTTGCGGCTCTTGAGCGTCAGAACGGTGAGACTGTTGCGGCGGTTGCAAACAACACTAATGCTGTTACCAACGCAGTGAAAGACAGCGAAATCAGGCTCCAGCAGGGCATCGGCGCACTTGCAGGTATGGAGCAGAATATTATCGGCAATACGTCCAAATGCTGCTGCGAGACCCTTCGTGGCATTGACGGTGTGAACTATAACGCCGCAATGAATACCGCTGCAATCAATGCAAACACCACAGCACAGGTGCAGAAGATTCTTGACGCAATCACCGGCAACAGGATGGCGGATATGCAGAATCAGATTAACCAGCTTCAGCTTCAGTCACAGCTTTGCGGAGTAGTCCGCTACCCTACCAACACGACCTACTCGGTTAACTCTCCCTGTTTTTGCGGCAACGGCGGTTGCGGTTGCGGTTGCGGATACTAATCGACTTTGACTTAATCGGCGGGTATCATTTTCGTGGCGACACGAATTTGATACCTTGCACCATATCGGAGGTAAACTATGTCATGTTCGAATAATTTCAAGAAATCGGCAGTAAGTACGGTAAACACAGCGGCGCAGACCGTAACAGCAACGGCAACTCCGCTTGCCCTGCTCGGCAGTGTATGTTACAACAGCGGCTGTTCGCTGTCCGCCAATGCAAGCGGAATCAACATCAAAAGCAGCGGGCTTTACACCGCCTCAGGAAGCGTCACAATCACTCCGACAGCGGCAGGGACTGTTACTGTATACCTTGCGCTAAACGGCGTTACGCTGCCTTGTAGCGTGCGTCAGCAAACGGTTGCGGCAGCAGCACCTATCACCATAAACACCTCGGCAATTGCGTTCGGCGCAGGGGCTTGCGCTTGCAACACATCAACCCTGACGCTTGTTGTCTCGGGTGCAGCCGGAACGGTTGACTATGTTACGGCAGGGGCTGTACGCCTCGCTTAAGAAAGGCGGAAGCAATGGCTGCAAGCGAAATACTGTCTAAAATAGCAACACATCAGATAAAAGGCATAATGTTTCATGCTCAAATGGCTGATTATTTCGACTTTTTGAACCTCCGTGGATTCAAACGGTTGCATGAGTATCAGTACATGAGCGAATCAGCCGAATATCGAAAAACTTGCAGGTTTTGCATAAACCATTGCTACAAACTATGCAAAATCGGGCAAACGGATGACCCGCACATTATACCTGACAGATGGTACAGCGCACGGCGGAGCGAAGTGGATACCAACACGAAACGCAGGGCTGTCGTTGAAGCATTTGAGCAGTATGTATTGTGGGAGCAAAACACGCTGCAACTATACGAGCAGTGCTATTCCGAACTTGTTGCGGAAGGCAAAATTGCAATAGCGGATTATGTCAAGAATCTCATTGCAGACGTTGCAGACGAACTCAAACACGCCTCCCGCTTGCGCATGGAACTTGCAAACACTGACGGCGATATTATACACGTTTATGACCTGCAAGATGCTATGCACGATGATTACAAGCAAAAAACGAGGGTGGTTGGCTCGATACTCTCTTGACAGCGAATTTTGAATGTGCTATACTTATAACTGTCAGACAGGATGAACCTCTACCTCGCAGTCAGCAACGGCATCAGCCATTTCTGCTGTAAAATAGACTACGAAAATCTCACTTATTCTTTTCTGGAAGGTATCCCTGAATATAAAGAGCTGGAATGAGAAAAACAGATAAGAAGAGACAATAGCTTTATTCTTATTTACCTGAAAACAGACAGATAAACAAGTATTACATTTTTTACACAAAGCATCTCCCCTTATCCTTCAACGTATGGTTGCCGGACAAGGGTTCGTCAGCCC